AGTCACTGTGTTACGACGGGCCAGTTGCTTAATGCGCGGATGGGGCGCATCGTATGAATCCGGAAGCGGAAGCCCTTCACCGTAAGCCATGGCATTGGATTGCCCGGCCAGTACGATGACGTAGTACCACTCCGGCTCAGTTGCACCACTGACGACCACATCACCTTCTGCTGCAATCGCCTGCATCAGGGTATAAGGGGTTATGGCCACCGGACTACCAAACGGCTGCCAGCCCTCCTTCAGTTTTTGTGTCAGTCGTTTCGCAAGGTCTGACGGCGATGCCGCCCTGACCACGTCATAGTGTTTAAATGCCATGAATCCTCCCGGGCGGGATAATGTTGTGAGTCAGATAAGGAGCAGGCTGAAGTCCGGAAGTTACAGGACAATGGCAGAAGGGAGACTACAGCCCGCAATTCGAAAAAGACCGCGCAGTTGCGCAGAGTGATTACTATGGGGTATTATTCGCCAGCTGAAATATTACTTCACGTTTTATTGTTTATTCCTTGCCGCCCGCGTCTCCCAGCGCGGGCTTTTTTTGTCCATAAGAAAGCCCCTCCGGAGAGGGGCTAAAGCCGCGTATCTGTATCATCATGCACATGGTGCCGGGTGCCTCCCGGTGAGTTCAGCCCGGTGCCACTAAACCCGCGTCATTCTCGTTTTGATAATCAGAGATTATACCGTCACCAGTCGCCCCTCCGCTCAGGGGGATTCACCATGCGAAATTTTTTTAACAAATGCCCAGTCTGACAGGCAACTGTCAACTTACTGAATTGTGAGCAACATAGCATTTAACGGGGAACCTGTTTTCTGCAGTAAAAAGGCCCACTGGAGCGGATGGGCCTGGAAGGATAGCGGTCATGTGATGCCGGTTTCCCGGTAACTCAGCACCGGTATCTGAGTCAACGTTTTCTCTACTGGGTCATTTCCGATACGCCCTGCCTGCTGACAGGCTTTCATCACATCTGAAAATATAGCACCCTGACTGATACTGTAGTACCTAAGGTTCCAGAAACTGTGATGTATCCGGCACAGAAAAGCCCCTCCGGAGAGGGGCTGGAGAGTGGCGCTATGTGCCATTGCATGGTGCCGGGTGCCTCCCGGTGAATTCAGTACCAGCACCTGAATCCGCGATTATCCCATATACCTACTCGCTGATTGCCCCTCCGCACAGGGGGATTCACCATGCCAGTTTCTTTTAACAAACTCCCCGCAAACCAGACAACAGTCAACCGCCTGAATTGTGAGACATTTAAAAAAAAGCCCGCAAAAGCGAGCCAGGGAAAATAAGTGTGGCGCGTTGTACTGGATTCGAACCAGTGACCGATTGCTTAGAAGGCAATTGCTCTGTCCGGCTGAGCTAACAACGCAGGATACAGATAATGGACCGCCTTCGGGGACCCGAACTCCGCGCAACCAGCTTCGAAGGCTGGCGCTCTTTCCTGATGAGCTAATGGCGGTATGTGATGGTGGCCCTTGCTGGATTTGAACCAGCGACCTGGCGATTATGAGTCGCTCGCTCTCACCACTGAGCTAAAGGGCCGGGAGCAGAATAATAATGGTGCGTAATTAATTCTGCAATCTCATCCGTTTCAAACGATTAAATCCTGAACTTCCCTGACTGTCTGCTCAAAACGTCCGGTCTCCAGTTCAACGCCAATCGCACGACGCCCGAGCGCCAGTGCCGCTTTTACCGTTGAACCTGAGCCCATAAAAAAATCTGCAACCAGGTCACCCGGACGACTGCTTGCGCTGATTATCTGCTGCAGCATTTCTGCCGGTTTTTCGCACGGATGTTTCCCGGGATAGAACTGCACCGGTTTATGTGTCCACACATCCGTGTACGGCACCTGCGCCGTCACACCAAAATACCGCCGCAGATGCTTATATTCACTCTGCAGCTCCACATACTGCCGGTTCAGTGACGTATACGTATCCACCAGCTGGTGGTGGGGCTTTTCCAGTTCACCGCGCTGATGTTTCTCTTCTGCCACCCGGGCAAACAGCGACTGTAATTTCAGATAATCGCTTTCGTTCGGTAGCTGCCACTGACTGGCACTGAACCAGTGCGACACCATGTTTTTCTTTCCTGTGGCATCTGCAATCTGTTTTGCCGTTATCCCCAGGGCCGCGCGCGCATCACGAAAGTAAGAAATCAGCGGGGCCATCACATGCTGTTTCAGTGCACTGCCCTTCGCCGCATACCCGGCATCTTTCGGACGATACGGCCCCTGATAATGTTCCGCGAACAGAATGCGCTCTGTGGCGGGGAAATACGCCCGCAGGCTTTCCTTGTTGCATCCGTTCCAGCGTCCGGACGGCTTCGCCCAGATAATATGGTTCAGCACACTGAAGCGTTCACGCATCATGATTTCGATATCAGATGCCAGGCGATGACCACAGAACAGGTAAAGACTTCCGGCAGGTTTCAGCACCCGCCAGAACTGCGCCAGACACTGGTCCAGCCACTTCAGGTAATCATCGTCGCCCTTCCACTGGTTATCCCAGCCCTCAGGCTTCACTTTAAAGTACGGCGGGTCCGTGACTATCAGGTCAACAGAATTTTCGGGTAACGACCGGATAAATTCCAGGCAGTCGGCGTTGATTAACTCACAACTGGATATTTTTACAGTATTAAGCATGGATCATTAAGCCTGTCTCTGATAGGCTCATTCTGCTTTTGCGCAAAGCAGTGGGCCTGAGGTTTGCTTGTGAACCCAACGCATGAGCAGATGGCTGGTGGGTGCCCCTAACACCCACCAGCCGCCCATTTACCACAAATAAAAAAGCCTTCACTGCGGAAGGCGTCTGTAACAACCGAACTGATAGTCTGCCAGACCCGCCATAACCAGCTGGGTCAGTATTAACTGGCAGCGTTCGCGTGAAAGGTAAGTATTCTGTGCAATCTCCCCGACTGTCGCCGGTTCGGTAACGCTTAATTCATTAAACACTACTCTGGCGGTTTCTGTCATATCCTGCTGTTTTAGCATGTCTTTTTCCCTTTTCCGGTTAACGTGACACACCAATAACTCTTGTCGAAAAAGCCAGCAAGCTGAAAGACAGGTATTCACCGCCACCAGCGCGTTTACTGTACTGACGCGATTTCAGTCATAAAAAACCCGCCAGGCGGCGGGGTGTAAAAAATCTTCTAACGTCAGGCATAAAACGCCCATCGTTAGAGCAAATTTACCACAGATTCGGGAAAAATCAACAACACTATCGCGTTACCCTCTTTAACTGCCGCTCCGCCCATGCCTCTTCAATGTCAAACCGAACCACCAACGTATCGTAAAAGCGTTTCACTGATTTTTTCCACGTATCAAGCGTGATAGCACTCGTCACTTTGCATATGGCATTAAATGCCTCCGTTGATGGCAGCCTTTCACAGCCACGACCACCACAACGCTGGCAATCTCTGATAACAGGCATACCACGTTTTACCGACTCTTCACGATGAATGGCGACACCACGCCCACGGCAATCCTTACAGGCGGTGGAAACCTCACCCTTTCCGCCACACTCCGGACAGGCAACTTTTACCACCTCCCTGACTTTTTTCCATTCTTCCCAGTAAGACGGATACACGCCTTTTGTGCACTTTGCCCACACTGGTGGCTTACCATCCGGATACTGGATCTTGTTTGTAAAAACCTCGCTTTCAATAAATTTTTTTCCGTGACAGCAGGGGCACTGTTTTTTGCTCGCCGCGCTACGGGCATAATCTTCAAACGCATACGAAGCCATAATGCGCATCACTACCGGTTTTATTTCTGCCGGAAGTTTTCTCAACGCCGCCACACGATCGCACCGACTGAGTGCATAATCTGCCAGTAATTCTGTTGCCCGCGCCCTGTCATTCATACTGATGCCCATTTTCCCCAGGAACGCAGAAAACCCCATCTCAGCCCGATTCTGTGTCATGCCCTGCGCGGCCATCACATCAGTGATACTCAGCGCATCTTTTGACGTTGAGGCCGATGCATCGGTCAGGCCAGGGGATTTTGGGGAGTAGTATTTCGGTAAATCTTCCAGTTTCATTTTTTGACCTGCCCTTCAAGCATTATGGGGTAAATCTTCACCCCCAGACGTCCACCAGATACTGGCTGACCACGAACGATATTGATTTCATCAAACTGCTCATCGTCCATTAACACTCCCGCATGCGTCAGCGCATCCAGCGGTGCTTTCAGGATATTGTCCAGGTCGCGACGACGCTTATCCGGTGGCTCTGCAATCACCTTTATCGCCAGCCTTCCGGACAGGCTTAATTTCAGCCGCTGCTGGCGAACAATAAGCGCCACAGCCCGGCGATAACGCTTTCCCTCCTCCGAGATAAAATATGTGCTGCCACGGCGTCGCCAGTAAGTGTTCACCGTCGGCGGGTAAGGTAAAACCAAATCTATGAGCATCAGTCACCTCTTTTACCCAAGCACGCCAGTTGCAAAGGCGTGATCAAGAAAACGAAAAATTAAATCAACCTGAGAACCATGCTTTTCTTCGAACGCCAGAGGATCCGCATGAAGCTCGTTGTGATGCTCCCGACACAGCGGTAGCGTGAAAATATCGTGAGATTTTGTCCCCATTCCGCCCTGACCATGACCAATCAGGTGATGGGGATCGTCGGCTGGCTTACCACAACACGCACACGGCTGTGTCTTCACCCAGCGTGTGTATTTCTCGTTAACCCAGCGGCGACGTTTAGGTCGTTTCATGAAAGATTCCGGAGACTCAGGATCAACGGCAATGCTGACCACCGTCTCTTCCTGTGGCGGGTTTTGCTGGTGGGCGTGAGGCAGCGGCGCAAGATTTTTTGTGCGCTGCTTCAGTATGCTGGTGGCGGTCTGCTCTCCCGGTACGATGTCGCTTTCACGGTACATTGAGCGGATTTTTTCCGCACGCAACCCCAGCGAACGACGTAATACCGCTTCCGGTAGCGCGTCCGCCACCTGATTGCGGACCGCCCACCAGGATAATTCAGCCAGCGATAATTCCCGTTCCTGCGAGCCATTCATTGCATGGAGTATGACGTCAATCATCCATGCAGACAGGTTTTGGTGAGCAAGTTGCCCGAGTGATTCGGAGGTCTGGTCGCGCAGCTGGTTGTCGCAGTGCCAGCACAACACCATTGCGCCGGTACCATAACGGTGAATGACGGTTTCACTGTGGTGATAATCGCCGTGTGGCCACTGGCAGGATTTAACATGGCGCAGTAACCAGTCAGACAATGCGCCAGCGCCACCAGCAGCACGAATCACTCGTTCGTCGCTGAAAAATGGCAGTAATGATTTATCCTCCGCCAGCGGCTGGCGAACGGCAGGAACGACCCCGGACGACAGATTACGCATGCTTTTCGGTTCCGGCTCCACCAGTACCCGGGTATTGTGGAATACCGGCATGGATTCACAGCCCGGCTTAACGATCACCAGCCCGAGTTCCGGTACCAGAACAGGTCGAAGTAATACCCGCACGTTACCTCCAGATACGTTGCTGGAATGTGCGGGACGGACGCGGTGGCCGTTCGGAGTAAGGGAGCCTGACGGAGATTATCCAGTGACGGTAGTCGAGGCTAAGGGCTTTTTTAACCTCGCATCCGCGCCTGCGGTAACACTGAATGAGCCATTCGGCCTGTTCTTCAGTGCATGGGGGGTGCTGGTACCAGTCTGACTTAAATGCATGAGAATACCGCTCGTGCGTGTGGGCAAGAACGGTCGAATTATCATGATTGTAATATTTTGCGTTGCGTGCCATCGGTTTTCTCCGGTGGCACGGTGTTACTCAGCGGGAGTTCAGCCCCGCGCAAGATTGTAGATGAGTTTATTCTTCTGAAAAAGCAGAAAAGCCAGCTTTTATTCCGATCTCTTTCAATGCCTGTAATGAAGTGACAAACTCACCGTCGCGCAAGATAAATCCGTCCGTCACTCGGGCATCCACAAAATTAATTAACGCAGCCCCATTTTTTTGCAAACACACAATGCGGTAATGACTAACAATATTTCCATTTTCAACGCACACAGCATAGAGGCCATCTTCACAAAAAATTTTACGCAGTTCTTCGATGTTCATCATCAGAATCCTTCCGGATAATTAGCTCTCCCCTTTAAGGGACCATCCCTCTTATCCCTGCGCGCTACTTAAGTATTTTTGATTCTATTCCGGCACCGTCCAGAACTTCAAACGCGTTGAAAATAAAAACAAAAACCCGCCGAAGCGGGTTAAGTGCGGGTGCGTTGAGGATGCCTGCCACATCAGAGGTGGCGAGGGATTTCTCCCTCGCCGGGTCTCTTACTCCTCAGGTTCGTAAGCTGTGAAGACAGCGACCTCCGTCTGGCCGGTTCGGATTCGTACCTCGCAGAGGTCTTTCCTCGTTACCAGTGCCGTCACTATGACGGTTAAACAGATGACGATCAGGGCGATTAGCATCGCCTTTTGCTGCTTCATAGCCTGCTTCTCCTTGCCTTTCGGCACGTAAGAGGCTAACCTACGTGTGTAGAGCATAGATATGGCCTCAGATTAATGTTAAGCGTCTTGCCGGACGCGTAATGTTAACTGGGGCTTTTCTCTATCTGCCTTTTGGTGTTCATGCCTGAGACAGATAGCCTCAAGCACCCGCTGCAATTCTACTTAACTCTCCTTTTCCCGCAAACCGTTTTTATCCCCAGCGGCAAATCGAATACACCACCAGCGCCACCGCCATCGCAATTCCTACCGTTGTTAATGCTTCAGGCCAGGTCATCGTAAAATATCCTCCACGCTTATCAGTCCGTTCCGCTCCAGATAACTCATCGCCTTATCCGGTAATTTGCAGTCTGGCTTCGCTTTCCTCAGTTGCCAGGTTAACTGCTTTACCAGCATGGTTAACTCATCGACCAGACGCTGATATCCCACTGGTTTGTATTCATGCAATTTACCGGCTGGCTCTGCTGCCAGCGATACCAGTGCGATTTCCAGAACAGCAATATCCATCTTATATGTGCGGATGATGTCATGGTCGATTGTGCCCGGTATGCACAGTCTCTGTGCTTCAATAGTCTCCTCTGCGTGAGCTATTAACTGCTCTCTGGTAAAAGTCGTCATGCCGTAGCCCCTTCTTGATATTTTTCAAACCAGAACACAACCGGCTCTGCTTCCAGCGATGCCAGCGCAATCCGTGCCAGTTCCATTTGTTCACCACGGGTAAGCCCGTTTTCAAGCGGGTTTTTAATGAACAATTCAATACGTTCTTTGGTAATAGTGGTCATGTGTTACTCCTTAACCCGCAGTGCTTTCAACTGATGAGGGGAACAAAATCTTTTCATCAAACCCTGCATTCATATCATGAACAGCAACACACCAATCCATCGACGAACGATTATCAAGAGCCTCCATGATTTCATCCATGCGGCGTAGGTCATACAGGTAAATGCTTTTATCGCCAATGGTGTAAAAGCCAATTTTTTTCGGTGATGGACAGCGATCAAGAACTTCCTGTAATTCGTTCAACCATGCCCGTTCTTTTTTTGTCAAAGTTGCCATATCAGTTTTCCTTATACGGATTAATTTTATTGTGCAGTGTGTTGAATGACGCCCATACCACGTCGTTATACAATTCAGTAACTGGCTCAATTATTTTCCCGATTGCCCAGACAAAAATTAGAGGGGATATCGGTATCATCAATACGATAAACAGAATGAGAAACAAAAATTCTGTCGCCCTACTTTTTTGCGGATATTCTTTTCTGAATAATGTAGTCATTTCTTACCGCCCTTTCGGGCGGCCTCCCGACATTAATCGTTGTGGTAACTCATGGCTTCATTTGCAGCATCAACCGGATCAACCTCCCACCAGCAATAATTTGGTGCGTTTCCTTCAGGTGTCCACGGTTCCAATTCATTTTTTGCCACATTCTCGTCGCCAGTAATTTTAAAAATCTGCTCAGAGAATTTTTTCACCCACTCGTTATATTTTTCAGTGTTAATAATTTTCTGTGTATTTG